TGATCTTCGCGCAAATATAGACTATGTATTCATTTTAAGAGAAAATATTATTCAAAATCAAGAAAAACTTTATAAGAATTTTTTTGGTATTTTCCCTCAATTCAGCGTTTTCCAAGATGTTTTAAATGCTTGTACAGAAGGTTACGATTGTCTTGTTTTAGATAACACTTCAAAGAGTAATAACATTCAAGACTGTGTGTATTGGTATCGAGCAAAACCCAATAGAAAATTTAGAATAGGATCAAAAGAGTTATGGGACTACTGTACTAAAAAATACGATAAAAATAAAACTAAGGAAACGGCAGATGAAGATCCTAAAAAATTAAGAAAGAAAAATGCCGTAAGTGTTACAGTTAAAAAGTTAAAATAACTTAAAGAAGATTATTTAAAGGCATAAATTATAAAATGTATTATGGATAAAATTAACAAATTAAAGTCTATACCTCAACACGAACAACGTTCAGAAGCTTGGTTCAAACAAAGAGAAGGTAAACTAACAAGTTCAGATGCCGGTACAGTTCTTGGGTTAAATCCTTATCAAAAACCACACGAAGTCCTTTTTAAAAAATGTGGACACGATCCAAAACCTTTTGTAGGTAACGTAGCTACTCTACATGGTCAAAAATACGAAGACGAAGCAATAGACAAATATTGTAAACTTACAGGACAAGAAAACCACGACTTTGGTCTTATAGCTCATGAAGATGTACATAATTGCGATGATTATTATTGGCTGGCTGGATCGCCAGATGGAATTTCAATGTCTAAAGAAGAAAATAAAAAACCAATTCTACTTGAAGTAAAGTGTCCTTACAAGAGACCTATTAAATTTGGATACATTCCTGATTACTACTATCCTCAGGTTCAGTTGAATATGTTTATCTGTAATCTAGAAGATGCAGATTTTATAGAATATAAACCACCGGACATAATGAACATTGTCAGGGTTAAAATTGACTATGATTGGTTAAATGAAAATTTGCCTATTTTGGAAAAATTCTGGAAAGATGTTGAATATTATCGTAAAAATGACATCAAGACTCATCCAAAATATAAACCGCCAAGACCGCCTAAGAGAGTTTTAGATCTACGTGATACTTCAGATGACGAGGCAAAATGTATTCCAGAATTGATTATAAGAGACATTTAATTTTACAGAAAATATTTCAATTTAAAAACTTAATTTATACTAATGTAATTAAATTCCAAATGGGAATCAGAGGATTAAATAATCTCATCAAGAAGTATGCTCCGGACGCTATTTCAGAAAAAGAAATAAATTTATACAAAGGTTCTATAATAGCCGTTGATTGTAGTATACTATTGTATAAATTTAAATATGCTTCTCGTACTCCAAATTCACATATCATAGGCATAGCAAATAGAATAAAATACTACTTCATGAATGGTATTCTTCCGGTGTTTGTATTCGACGGTATACCTCCTGAGGCTAAAAAAAGTGTACTTGTCAAAAGACATGCAAATAAAGAAAAGATGTATGTTCGTCTTGAACAATTAAGAGAAAAAATTCCTGAGAATAACGAAGAAGAAAAACTTATAAATGAAGAAATAGAAAAAATTACATCTCAGCTTATCGTTATAAAGAAAAAAGATATCGAGGAATGTAAAGAATTTCTTGAATTTTCTGGAATACCTTACTGTACAGCTCCAGAAGATGCCGAAAAGTACTGCGCTTTTTTACAAAGAAACGGACGCGTAGATTATACAGTTACGGATGACACGGATGCCACAACATTTGGTTGTAAGAAAATTCTAAAAACTGGTATATCGAGATACATTACCGAGATAGACACTGAAATGGTACTGTCTAAATTTGAAATGGACATGGATTCATTTGTTGATTTTTGTATACTTTCGGGCTGTGATTATACAGAACCAATTGCTCAAATAGGACCCGTTACATCTTTCAATTTGATCAAGAAACACAAATCCATTGAAGAAGTTCTGAAGGTAGTCAATAAAAAAAACGAAAAATTTGATTACATCGTTTCTCGCAAGATATTCAAAGAATTTGATTATGAGCTCCCTAAAGAATTTACTAAAAAGACATGCGATAAAGGAAAATTAATTATATTTTTAAATGAAAAAGAAATAAAGGAAAATGTAATTTCTAAATTTATTAAAATTGTAATTTAAAAAAAATTTAATTAAATTTATTTTTTTTTCTTAAGTATATATTAAATATTAAAAATGGGAATGCTCGAACTATTTTTCGGCAAGAAGAAGAAGTGCAAGGGTCGCAAGGCGAAGAAGGGTCGCAAGGTCCGCAAGCTTTCGTCGTCCGCCCGCGTCGTCGTCGGCGGCAAGAAGCGCAAGGTATACAAGGGCTGCAACGGGGGTCTTTACTACAAGCGCACCAAGAACGGCAAGACCTACCGTGTCTACATTTCGCCCAAGCTTCTCCGCAAGAAGTCCTCGACTCGCATGGGCGGTACCCGTTTCGGTCGCCGTGGCGTCAAGAAGGGTTCGCGTCTTAAGATGACTAAGGCTGCCAAGCGTGCCCGCGCGTACGCTCGCAAGCGCCGTCGTTGCCTCAAGAAGGGTATGCGTCTCAAGAAGGGTCGTTGCCGCCGTATGTAGATACATACTACATAAAGTAGTAATAAAAAATTAATTAAATAAATAATACATTTACGCAAATTCCTATGTGTGTTAATGTATTATTTAAATTCTTTTTACAATCTAAATGTATAGTTCATCAAATGTAATATTTTGATGTTTAATGAATAAAACTTTTTCAATTAGTCTAATACTGGTTGGATAATTTTTTTCCGTGTTTACTCTCTTAATAGTTATCTTTTCTTCGGGGAATTCAACATTAATTTCAATTATACAATTACATCCGTAATTTTCAAGACATTTGATACGTTTAATGTATTCATTTCCTTCGGAATTGCTACTGTGTATTTTAGCAAATTTAATAAGTTTCTTGAAATTAGAAGACAACAAAATTAAATCATTGTCTTCTTCAAGCACTTGTAAGCAGAACGTGATTTTTTCTACAGGTTTCCATTTGAAAAATGAAAAATTAACACCTGTTAAAATGGGAAGTTTTGCCGGCAGCATAAAAATTTCTTCATCATCAGATAAATTTCTGAAACAATTAATGTCTTCAGAATAAGTCAGTATTTTAAATGTAAAGTCTTTTACAATTGTATTTGATAGCATGATGTCTACTTCTGAAATACGTTCTTCAAAAGCTTGATAATTTATTTTATTACCTGAAATCATAAAAGCATCATAAAAAGTAAGAAATTTGTCTGTGTAAGAAATTTCAAAAATACTACCATTGAAATATTCATCTAATGTATCTAGACGAATCTGATACACACTTAGATCTTTGAATATTATTACAGCGGTGTTTTCTCCGGAAGCATTTTTAAATAGAAAAAGTAAAGCTCTTTTTGTATTTACGGTGTCTTTAACATAAAAGATGTATCTATAATTAAAAAGTTTAAATAAGTGTTTTCTTTCGATATTTATAGCGTTTTGAAGTGGAAAGTACATGTCATGTTTTCCAGTCCAGTTATTGTTTAAAAGAAAAATAATCTGCTTTTTAAAGTTTTCGTTATTTATCTCAGTTGTCATAGTTAAGTGTGTATTTTATACTGTCTTTAAATAAATTTAAAGATACAGATTATATACTTATATTGTAGTTCAATGTCTTTCAATGGCAAAGAGATAACTCTAATTAACTTTTTAATAATTTTTTATAAGAATAAACTAGAATTATTCAGTGATATAATTAATCAAAAAACACCTCTTTCTTTACGACTCTTAGATTGGTTAGTAACTAATTATTCAAAAAAGTACAATATTACATATCCTTTGAAATACAATTCTGAAAATATTTATTTTAATGTATACGTTGACTATAAAAATCAATTAAAAGCCTATTCAAAGAAATTTTTTGATCCATTTTGTAGACAAAAAAGACTCGTGATAGACACTAGTACACTTAAATGGAGAACTTACACATCCGAAGAAGATATCGCCAAAAAAGACATCGTTACAACCGTGGGTCAACTAAATTTTTTCAGGTGGTTTATAGAAAATAAAGTGATGGATTACGCGTTATGTAATGTAGAACTTATAGATAGTGATATGATGGCAACTGTAACTTCTAAGAAAAGGGGAAAACGCAGTGTATTGTCTCCGAGTGCTATGAAAGGAATATATACTAATGAATATGATATTACAATTAAGTTTAAACCTTAATAAATAAATATAAAAATAAAGTGTATAGTAAATTACAATGGATAAGAATCCACTAAGAGTATGGTTGTTCTCTACGGGCAAAATTGTTAAGAACACTTCTGATAGAAATGTAACACATTATATGCTCGACGGTGGAAAACTTGATCTTACATCTGATTATCAATTATTTCAAGAATTATACATAAAATACATTAAATTTAAGAATTGTATAGTTGAAAAAAAGACAAATGTATTCAGATTTTTTATTGATTTTGATATTCTTTCTGCAAGTGTTATTGATATAAATACTTATGCAGTATCTGTACAGGATATAATGTGCAATGTATACAGAATTCCTGATTTAAAGTGTATTATAACCAAGGCTGACAACCCAAAAGAAATTAAAAAAGGTGACACTGTATTTATAAAACAAGGATATCACTTTAATTGGCCGGATATTAATGTAGATAAAAATGTAGCACTTAGAATAAGAGAAAATATAATAATTTCTTTGAATACTATTTATGGAAAACCGGAGACATTTTTCGATTCTTGGGATAAAATAATAGACAAATGTGTATACGATAAAAATGGTCTCAGACTTGTGGGATCTGATAAGTGTACATACTCAGATGGGAAATATACTTATGAAAATAGAGTTTATAATTATTACATGACATACATTGGGAATAAACTCTCAGAAGAACACGACAATATTTACAGATGTAATTTATTGAAAGTTATTCAAGACACAAGTATCAGAACGGATACACAAGAGATTACTACATTTTATAATTTACCAGAATATGAAGAAACAGAAGAAGACTTCTCATCGAATGAGCCTGGAAATTTTACCTTGTTGTCAAATGAAAATTCTCAGAAAAATAGTATTCTACGGTTTTTTAAGAATCATGTCACCGGATATCGCGTAGAAGATATCCGCGGAATTTTGAAATCAAACAAGTATGATACATTATATCTTATAAATACAAAATCTAAGTATTGTCAGAATAAATGTGGGTATCACACAAATAATCACATTTATTTTAAACTAACGCCTGCTGGAATTTGTCAGATGTGCATGTCTGAGAATGATGGAGAACCTGATGACGACGGAAATGTTATTAATTGTAAAAATTTTGAAAGTAAGCGAATTCCATTGTCTCATGATTTGAAGTCTTCTCTAAAATGGGGTGTAAAACAAAATGATAATATTTCAGACAAAAATGTTAGTTTAGTATCTTTGATGATGGATAAAATAAGTGACAATTTGTCAAATAAAAAAGATCTCTCAGGACCTAAAACGAGAAAAAAGAAGTAAATGCTATAATTATAATTCCTAACATAAGTCCAATAACAGCTTTTCCTAGAAATCCAGGCGATCCGTCTAGAATTAACATTGGAGCGTTATTAGACAAGATTGTATACATCTGTTCAGAATTCAATACAAGATAAACAAGAGTTATAAATAATATAAATTTAATATTTTTATCAGTGTATAATCTTTGATACATTGATAAATTTATATCGCGGGGCTTCTCCGTATCATCGCGAGATACAGTCTCATCTCGTTTTTCTAAATTTACATTTGGTACATCAGAGTTAATAGGGTCTGTGTCCGACATTAAATCTTTAACAGAGCATTCGAAATTTGACATCGTTATTTACACATTTGTATTTATTTTAAAAACTAAATGAAAACGAATTACTATTTACGATTTAATTTTAAAAAAAAAATAATTTGCATTTAATAAATAATGGGCATTAGTAACGTAGCCGTTAAAACTTTTGACTCATCTGGGTCACAATCTTTGTGTAGAACCAACGATTACAAGGGAGACGAGGAAGTAAAATCTTCGTTTATTTCAAAGTGTCAAAAGATGTACATTTCTGGATCTGGAGAAACTGTTATCCCAGGTAGTTTAAGACAATTCCCTGTATTAAATTCCGTAGATACATTTCATGTAAATTCTGATACCGATGCTATTTCTGATATAACTTTTAATGTAGAATTCAAATTAAAAAGACCTTCTGGAGTCACAACTTCGTGGAATGCTAATGTAGCAAAAGATATCGTGCTTACATTAATTGACAGGGTTGAAATTAAAATGGGTAGTTTGAATGTACAAACACTTACAGCCGACGACATCTACATTAGAAATTTAACAGAACTTGGTAAACCATTTTCATTCAGCGCCCCAATTGAATCCCCGCGCTTTGGCCTCGCTGCTGTCAACCCCTTTTTACCAAAAGGTTACGAAAACGTATGGAAATACCGTTCGGCGGGCGCCGATATTATAAAGATCCAAGCCGCCTGTTCTCTCCCTTTTATAGGTAGAAGCAATGATGTAGCGCGCTCTTTGCTACAAGCCGGAGCCTTGACTAATTCTTTAACTATAAAGGTTTATTATAATGAAATTTACAAAAGTAATGCTACAGCAGATGAAGCACACTTTCAAATTCTTTCGGCCGGTGACAAAGTCACAACAATGGCGGATGGCACCACGCCGGCCGGCACGACTGCTGATTTCTTAGATACATCATATTTCAAAAGTCACATTAAAGTGAGAACTCATGTAATAACAGATACTGAGAAGAAATTCATCTCCAAGAATATAGTTCATAGGGTAGTAAACACTTCATCGAGTATTACCAAGGAAATAAATAAGAAAATAGGTATTACTTCTTATACAGATGAGGTTACCGATATTGAAGTAGATTTAGAGAATATTTCTTTTAATGTTAGTCATTTACTAGTCGGTGTAAAATTACCTCATGTAAAAAATAGAAAACTTGCTTTGGATAGCTCAGTTACTAAACCAGCTGAGAGAGATCTTGCACTTCACGACTGGAATGAACTTCCTACTCCTTTTTCTGTTATTAACTCGCAGACTTCTGGCAGTACCACGAATGCAGCAGAGTTTATGCTTGGTTACATGCCAGATGCTATAGATTCTATGGAGCTTGTAATAGGAAGCGAGAGAACTGGATTTATAAGTGGTGTATCTGCTAAAATTGATACATGCGAGAATTTCAATTTAGTTAATAGCGACAACACCGCACATTATATCATAACTTTAGCAGAGAAGGCCTTTGACACAGCCGGTGTTCCATTCTCGAAGATTAATAATAAGAAATTACTAATCAAACTGAATAATCATATATTTAAAACAACAACGGGTGCACCAAAAAATCCATTATCAGATGCGTCCTTCAGTCAAAATGCTATTATCACAGTAACGGCATGTGGTACAAAGGTACAATCTGTAGTTGGCGGTTCTATGTCTTTCTTGTAGATACATTACATTT